GTGCTGTTCAACTTTACGCTGGAACCCCGAGGCACACCGGGGTGAATAGTTTATAGACTTATTCGAGGTCCGATACGTCATCATCAGTGTTTGAGACGTATTCTGGTTTAATTTTCCTTATATATCTATCTTCCCAATCAATAACTCGTTCATCATAAGTTAAATCCAGTCCTAGACACATATGTTCAATGTCTGTCTTAAGAGCTATCTCCTTTAGCTCTTTTCTTCGTTGTTCATAAATTTCCTCGCCATGATTGAACCATTCTCTTAAGGCAGTATCAACATTTAAAGCTGATAATTCTTGTCCTGTTAGAGGATGACCCTTTCTGCGGAGGCAACAATGCAATGACTTAAAAATAGATCCTGGTACTAATGCTCCAATATGTCTATTGAGTTTTGGATGGAAAACACTTTTCCTTTTCAAAAATTCAAATTGTTCATACGGTAAATAAGCTGTTAGTTCACTATTTTTATCAGGCATAGTGTATGTTTGTCCATACTTGCCTAGAAATTCAGAAGCTCCCTTAATATTGAAATTATCAAAACCTTCTTTGACTGATCCAATATTATCATCACCATAAGTGCTCAATGCCACTGCTTCTCTAAATTCTGAATCGTAATTAGAGAAGAAATAGCATCGTAGATTCAAACTACCACTAATACTATTAAGTATAACGGTCAATGAATTTCCACTTATATGTCCACCACAGTTTAGACTGATCAAGTCTCCATTGAATGCTACTAATGCATAAACAATATCTGTGGTCATCATCTTCATGATATAGATGTCTTCTTCACTATATCCTGCTGCTGCTGCTAAGTCTATTAAGACTCTGAGGGATGCAAACAGCAACTGAGATGGTAATTTCTGATCGTACTTTCCATAATCCCCTCCAATAATTCTTTCTTCACCAAACTTGAGGACGTATTGGTGAAATTCCTCCCAGTCTTTGCCGTGGCTATTGATGCCAACTGCGCACTCTGCGAGCAATGGATTCATTTGAATGAATC